TCCAACAGATTTTGTTGCTTCTGATCTTTGATCTGAAGAATCATATCTATCTCCTCCATAACTTCCACCACCTGAGCTTGAAGAAGTTCCTTTATCACTACTCATGTTTTCTTTCCTTCTTGATAAAATCCTCTGCCACCAGCTCTAGAAAACATTGATCTTTGTCCTACTAATCCTTTGGCTTTTCTTCTTTTTAATTTCTTTTTTGCTTCTTCATTTTTTCTTTGTTCTTCTAATTCTTCTGCTCTTCTTCTCTCAATATCTTCTCTTACTGCTTTATCTGCAGCAGTTTCTTCATATTTTGGTTTCTTAAAAGCACCCATATCAAATGTCTATTTCACAATATCCATCTTTTTTCAACGCACAATATAGCTGATAGGGTGTAAATACCCAAAATCTGCTCATTCCTATTAATCTTTGCACATAACTTACACATGAATGTTCTTTTATCCAGCTTCCCATTATAACTGGGAATCTTGGTATTTTTTTCTTAACTGGTACTTTTACTATATGACCTTTCTTTTGTTTTATCATTCTAAATATAGCGTCTACTTTAGTTTCTGTAAGAACTTCTATTAATAATTGACCAAATAAAGTTTCTATTAATATCCATACTTTTTTTTCAGGATCGTATCCCATAACTCCACAGTGTTTAAAACCTTTTTTAAAAAATCTATGTGTATTATGGTAATCTTCGTTTTGATAAAAGAATACTAACCATTCATTCTGTTTTGCCATATACTTCTTCTTTTTTTATCTCCAAATATATTCCAACCTCTAGTCTTAACAACTGTTGGTTTTTTTGCTCTACCAGATATTAGCTGTTTACCTTCTCCAGCTCCTAACATTAAATATTGTAAAGCATCATGAACATGAGAATATCTATTCTTCATTGGCTTTTCATCATATCTATCTCCTGATGTTTGTAATCTTCTGTAAAAATAACCACCATTAAAACCTTTTTTTAGATTTATACATCTATGATCTACAATAAAACCAG